AGAACAGATATTAATAAATATAATATGCTCAAAAACGCAGTTAGCGGTTAGTATAGAAGCAACGTGGTTGTGCCATGTCAGAGGTTGTGCCTCGAAGTGAACATATTTATTAAATTTTCATGGCGACTTTACGCAGTGATTTAATAATTCCTGAGGTGTTCACACCCTAGATTTTTGGGGCTTATGTTGGCAACAGCATAATGAAACAAGGTGAATTGCTGGAAGTCCACCACAAAGGATAATCAGCAGCCAAGCCAGCACACAAGCTGGAAGGTTCAGAGACTAACTCCCGATAGGAAACTAAGTAATGGAGACACGAGTGCCTTGCAACCCTTTGGGTTGAAGATATAGTCCGACCTACATCAATGGTAAAGATGTAGAAAAGAAAGATAAAGAGCTTTCTTGATAACAAAGTGATCTAATCGAAGCTACAACACAAACTGATAGCTTTTTGCAGAGTGGGGTTGTGCAACCTTTGGCAGAATTAAATCTATCCTCAGAAAGAGGCGGTGACTTTGTAAAAATACCTTTTTATAAAGCAAACTTAACAGGTGATTTTGAAGTTCTTACAGATTCAACTTCATTAACTCCATCAAAGATTACAGCAGATAATCAAATTGCTGCTGTTTTACATAGAGGTCGTGCTTTCAGTAGCAGAGACTTAGCATCTTTAGCTGTTGGCGGTTCTCTTGATCCGATGGCTGCTATTGCTCAGAAGATGGCTGCTTATGTGAACAACCAGAAACAGAAGGATCTATATTCTTGCTTAACTGGTGCATTTGGTTCTATGACTGCAAACGATAGCAACTCAGCTTTGTTTGATCTTTGTATAGATTCAGAATCAGGTGATACTCCTACAGTTCTAAGTCCTCGTCATATTGCAAGGGCAAAATCATTACTTGGAGATCAAGGTTCAAAAATAACAGCAATCGCAATGCACTCAAACGTGTATGGAGATTTGTTAGAGCGTAATATGATTGATCGTATCTACGACAACAATGGCGATGCTGATACAGCCGCAGCTTCTGGTAGCACAACAAGAGCATTTGATGGCCCTAATACTGTTGAAAGTTTTGGTGGTTTAAGAATAATTGTTTCTGATGATGTTCCTACTGCAAACAGTGGAGCTTCAACAGAGTATTCAACTTTCTTCTTTACACAAGGAGCCGTTGTTACTGGTGAGCAAGCACCAATAAGAACACAAACAGATAGAGACATCTTAGCTTTAGAAGAAGCTATGGCAGTGGATCTTCACTACATCTATCACCCAGTGGGTCTTAAGTATGCTGTAACAACAGTAAACCCAACTCGTAGCGTATTAGAGACAGTAGCCTCTTGGTCGAAAGTTTACGAGACAAAGAACATCGGTATTGTTCGTGCAACTACAGCATCTAATCAGGATTAATCATGCCATCATTATTTGAAATCACTGCTGGATCTTTAGCTGGCCCAACAGACGGAGGCACTGTAACTCAGGCCACCAATAAGGGAACTGCCGTAACTCTAAGTACAGAGTCAGGTCAGGTCACAATGAATAACGCAGCGTTAGCAGATGCCGCAGAGGTATCTTTTACAGTTACCAATACAAAGGTTGCTGCCACAGACGTTGTTGTTGCTTGTCATGGTTCTGCTGGTACCGCAGGGGCTTACATCGTGAGTGCAAACAGCATTGCTGCTGGTTCATTCAAGATCACAGTTTCTAACGTATCTGGCGGTTCACTAAGTGAAGCGATTGTCATTAACTTTGTTGCCCTAAAAGGTGCATCTAGCTAATGGGAATGTACGCATTTAGGCGTATGAGAGAGAAAAATGAAGCTGCTGAAAACGTGGCTTCATTGACTCCCACTCTTGAAAAGCCAAAACCAAAACGTAAGCCTCAAAAGGTAAAAGTAAATGGCGATAACTCTTGATGCAACTGTTGGCGGTGCTAACGCAAACACTTATATAGGTCTTTCTGATGCAAACTCTTTCATTGAAGGTTTAATCCTTAGTGATGACAATGCAGCTTGGGATGGGTCTAGTACGGATAATAAAAATCGTGCATTATTTACCGCAGCCCAGAGGATTGACAGAGAGAAATTTTTAGGAGCTAGGGTAGCTGATACTCAAGCTTTAGAATGGCCGAGATCAGGAGTAAGAAAACCTGATACATACACAAACTTGTATGGGTTAAGCTTTCCAAACCGATTAGTTGCTGACTATTACACTGACACTGAAATACCAGATCGGGTAAAACACGCACAAGTCATATTGGCTGTATATCTAAACAACAACAGGAACGGACTTGAATTAAGTGGCTTAGAAGATTTTGCTGCTGTAAGTATTGGTAATATAAACGTAACTCCTAGATTTTATGGAGCTACTGGTATTGATCGTATTCCACCGATAGTTGATCATTACTTGATGGGTATTAGAATAGGTGGAAGAGCAAACTTATCTATCAAGAGGTCTTAAAAAAATGAGATACGGTTACGATTATCCAGCAGCAATTATTATTACTGATACAAATGCCCATACAGGCAGATTTGGAAAGGTGCATTGTTTGACAGACGCAGAGGCAACTTTTGTTGCTGAAAACGTCACAGAGAATGGATCTGCAACTATTAACGGCATTACAATGAAAGCATCATCAGAGGTTTGTGGTGTTATCACAAGTATTACGCTTGCAAGTGGACAAGTAATAGCTTATAGATTATGAGTCTTGCTAATGCACTAAAAAAAGCTGCCAGTGCTTCACTTAAGAAGCTTGGTGGTGATGTGACTATCAGACAAGTAACAGCAGGGGCATATAACACCACTACTGGAGCGATAACAGAATCTACATCTGATACCACTATTAAAGGTGCATTAAGTAATGTCTCAAGAAATCAGGTCAATGATTTGATTGAGTCACAGGATAAGTTGTTAACTATATCTGCTGGAGATTTAACCTTTGTACCGACAACAAAAGATAGAGTTGTTATTAGCAGCGTAGAATTTAAAATTATTCAAATCGTGACGAATGAGCAAAATAATACACCTGTAAGTTTTGATCTTATCTTGAGGTAACTATGACCAGACAAATTAGAATAGATCAGATCCCAGATGTAATGGAAGAGGCTGTAATTGATTTAGTAGCTGCAACTACCCTTGAATGGACTAGAAGAGTTAAGAAAGCAACACCAGTTGATACTGGTAGGTTACGGAACTCATGGCAGACAGAAATCAAACCTACTACTGGAACAATAATAAATAACTTACCTTATGCAGAACCAGTTTGCTACGGAACTAATTTACCGCCATCTTGGAAGAACACTTTTAGAACAAGACAACAGACTCAAGCTGGATTTCCAGAACTTATTGGAAAAGAGTTACAGCAATGGGCAACAGATGAATATGGCAAAATCAAACGGAGGATATAAATGGCAGCTACAGACTTAAATACAGTTAGATCCACAATAGAGGCTAGGTTAGCCACAGAGCTAGCTTCAAGCCCAGCGATTCCTGTTGTATTTAATAATATGACCTTTGACTCAACAGCAGAAGATACCTTTGTACAGTGCGTTACTAGCTTTGGTACTGGTAGTTATTTAACTATGGGAGGGTCTGCTAACTCAACTAATAGTCTTGTCGGTTTAATTCTTCTGAATGTTTTTACAGAGGAGGGTTTAGGGGCAGGGTCAAACTTTGTAATTGGCAAACGACTGCGTGACCTTTACAATAATATTACAGTTTCAAATGTTATTTTTGATTCACCTATTGGCCCTGAGATTTTAGCCTCAAGTCCAGAAGGTAAGTTTCAAACTCAATTAAGAATAACTTTTGAAATATATGAGGATCTTTAATCATGCCAAAACTTGAAATTACAGAAGAAATGCTTGATGCTATCGAAGCTGTAAAAGGCAGAAGAGAAGCAAATTACTGGGATAATAAGTGCAAAAGATATATGGAGAGTCAACAAAATTCTAAGAAAGGTGTAAAAACTACCGAAAAGAGTTAATATATTTATAAATATTTCTTTTTTTTGTTATGGCTGTAAAAGGTGATGTAGGCAAACTAATGTTTGAGAACGCTGGCGGCACAGAAGCCAACATAGGCGAGCTTAGATCTTGGTCATTATCTGTTTCTAAAGATACACAAGAAACAACTGCAATGGGGGCAACTTCAAAGACTTTTATAGGTGGTTTAATTAGTGGCGAAGGTTCAGCAGAACTTTTGTATGATGCTAGTGGAAACTCAGACTATCAAGCTTTTATTGATGATGTATTCACAACAGGTGATGCTGGTGACGCATTATTTGAA